TGGTGGAAAGTCAGTTGAAGTTCCAATCTACGCGGCAGTTTCTGCGGCGGCAGTATCGGAAGCATCTGATTTATCTAACACAGCAATCAATCCTACTTCAGTTACTATAACAGCATCTGAAAATGGAATAATGACTACTCTTACAGATTTAGCAAGAAACTCTGCACCAAGAAATGTTGCGGCAGATATTGGTAAATTATTTGGAGATGCGATTGCAAAAAAAATAGACCAAGACTTAACAGCATTATTTGATGGTTTTAGTACAGCAGTAGGTTCAGGCTCAACAGCTTTAACTGCGGCTTTAGTATTTCAATCAATCGCAAATGTAAGAAATGCTGGAGTTTCAATGGATGGTGTATCAGCAGTTTTACATCCTATGGTAGCCTATGACTTAAAAGCTAATTTGACTAATACTTTTGCAAATGCAAATGGTAATGATTTAGCAAATGAAGCATTAAGAAATGGTTTTGTTGGAAGATTAGGTGGAGTTCCTATCTATGAAACAACAAACATAGATAATGATGGAACGGCTGGAGACTATAAACAAGGTGTATTCCATAGAGACGCATTAGGTCTAGCTATGATGCAAGACTTGAAAATCGAAACTCAAAGAGATGCTTCTCTTAGAGCAGATGAGATTGTTGCAACAGCAGTATATGGTGTCGGAGAATTAAACGATACTTATGGTGTTGAGTTACACTCTGATTCATCAATCCAATAATAATTGGATACTTTGTGAGGGTGGGAAACTGCCCTCACATTTAATAAAGGAGAATTTATGGACATTAAATTAACAAATGGCAAAAAGACAATCACAAGAACAAAAGAGCAATATGAAGCTAATAAAAATCACTTTCAAATGAGAGGTTTTGCTCCTGTTGATGCAGTAAAAAAAGAAATTAAAAAATCTAAAATAAGTGATATTGTTGATAAAGTAATAGAATTAAAACCAAAAAAAAAGACAAGGAAAAAGAAATGAATGATATAAAAAAATATTGGAAAATGGCAAAAGATAATCCTAAAGTAACTGCTGGTGTTATTATTGCTATTGTAATTATTATTAGTTTGGTAGGTTAATATGGCAAACTTTACAGGTGCAAATGTTTGTGATGTTGTTGAAATAGAAACATATCAACCAGATGTTTTTGGATTCGGTATTGCATCAAACGACTCTAAAGTTTCATACTACATTACTCAAACAACAAACGATATTTTAAGACAATTAAGAATAGAGTGGTGGTCTGTATATAAAACAAATGTATATACAGATATTACAGTTCTTAATACTGCTGAAATGGTTAATACAAAAGTTAATTTAGATCAGTTCACAAGAGCGGGTGTATATTTATTTTTATCAAGATATTTTTTACCATCATTATCTAAGTTTAGACCTGAGACAGAAAAAGATAGATTTGAAAGAATGGGTGAACACTATGCTTCAGAATATAACAAAGAATGGAGAGCAATTTTAGAAGATGGTGTTGAATATGATAGCGATGCTGGTGGAACAATCTCTACAAGTGAAAGAGAGCCTTTGCATGGCTTACGAAGATTAAATAGGTAATGGCTTTAGATTTAAAGATTAAAACTAACGCAAAACAAATATCAAAAAGATACGGCAGACTACAAAGTAAATTTCCAAGAATATTTGATAAAGGATTATTACAAGCTGGATTTCATTTACTTGATATTATAAGAACTAAAACAGCCAAAGGTATAGATTTTAGAGATGTGCCTTTTGCTACTTATTCTGATTCTTACAGAAAACAATTACAAAGAGAGGGAAAACCATTAAAGGTAGATTTATTTTATTCAGGAAGAATGTTAGGAGCATTAACTCCATCTGGTAGAACTATTAAAAAAACAGGTAGAGGTAAAGTTTCAGTTGGATTTAGTAATGCACAAATGAGACAAAGAGCATTATTTAATCAAGTATTAAATGAGCCAAAAAGAGAATTTTTTGGGTTTAACAATAGAACAGAAAAGATTATAAGTAAGCAATTCAACAGATTTGTAGAAAAAGAATTAAGAAAGTTTAGAATATGAGTGTAAGAGAAAATATTGCATCAAATTTACTATCAACCATTTCAGGTATTAGTAGCCCAATAACAATTAAAAAAGCTACTAGACAACCTTTTCAATTAGACGAATTATCAGAACAACAATATCCAGCAGTAATAGTTCAAACATCTGAAGAAACTAGAGAAGATCAAGAATTAGGAAGTGGTGCTAAAACTAGAATAGGAACTATTGACTTTGCTATACTTGGTTTTGTAAAAGGTGCTGAATCAAATATAGATACATTAAGAAATCAACTTATTACAGCTATTGAAACAGCCTTAGAATCTGATATTACAAGAAGTAGTAACGCACTTGATACTGAAGTTACAAGTGTTGAAACAGACGAGGGTACACTATTTCCTATTGGTGGTATAAGAATGGTTGTTAGATGTACTTATGAGTTCCAAGCTGGAACTCCATAAACAAGGAGAAGATATGGCAAATAAAGATAAAATTATAGATAAGATAGAAAAGAAAATAGACAGCATTGAAAAGTTACATGACAAAGAATCAATGATGTGTGAAGAAGTTAAAGATTTACTTGCTGATTTAAGAGACCAAGAAGAAGATGAAAAATGGGAAGATGACTCAGAAGAAGATTTTGACGAAGATAATGATGACGAAGATATTGACGAAGAAGAAGAAAACTAATAAAAGGACTTATGGCTAAAGACATTAAATTATATAAAGATGGGAATGAGATAAGTATTAACGAAACTCAGCTTGATAATTTTTTAGATTTAGGCTGGAAGCAAGAAAAACAAGAAAAACAAACAAGCAAAAAGGAAAATAAAAAATGGCAACACACTTCGGAAAAGAAGGAGTAGTAACTGCTGGTGGAACAGGAATTGGCGAACTAACAGGTTACACACTTGAAACTACTGCTGATGTTGTAGAGGATACTCAGTTATCAGATGCCGCAAAAACATTTGTAGCTGGAAGAACATCATTTTCAGGAACTTTAGAAATGAGTTATGATGAAACTGATTCTCCACAACAAACATTAACTGCTGGAACTTCTATATCTTTTATATTAGCACCAGAGGGTAATTCTTCAGGGGATGAGACTTTTACAGGCACAGGAATTGTTACAGGTATGAGTGTAAATGTTACATTAGATGGAATAACTACTAGATCAGTTACATTTCAAGGTACAGGAACATTAACAAGAGGAACTGCTTAATATTAATTTATGTCAGTTATAGATAGAGTTAAGACTCATTTTGAGACTCTGCAAACTATTACTATTGAAGTTCCTGAATGGAAAGACGAGCAAGGTAATCCATCTGTTTTTTATTCTGAGCCTTTAACACTTGAAGAAAAAAATATTATTTTTAAGAAATCAAATAATTTTCAAGATTTAACTGTTCTTGTTGATTTATTAATGATGAAGTTATTAATAAAGAATGACAAAGGAGATTTAGTTAAAGCTTTTGAACCATTTGATAAAATTGCTTTAAGAAAAAAAGCAGACTCAAATATTATTGCAACAATAGCAAATAAAATACTTTTAGACACCTCATTAGAGGAAGCCGAAAAAAAGTAAATAGCGACCCTGACATACAATATTTGTTAGCGGTTGCTGATAGACTTAAAATACCTATTCAAAAGGTATTAGATATGCCTTTAAGTCATTATAATCTTTGGATAGCTTACTTGAAAAAAGAGCAAGATGAGTATAAAAAACAAACAAGTCTAGCAAAAGCAAGGAAATATAAATAATGGCAAGTCAAAAATTATTCATAGATATAGTAGCACGAGATAAAGCAACCAAAGCTTTAGGTGGATTAAGAGGTGGTCTAGCTAAATTAAGAGGTGCTGTATTTAATCTTCAAAATGCTTTTATAGGTTTAGGTGCTGGTTTAGTCATTAGAAATTTAGTTAATACAGGAAAAGAATTAGAAAACTTACAAGTCAGATTAAAATTTTTACTTAAAGATACAAATGAGGGTGCAAAAGCATTTGAGAACATGACTAAATTTGCATCTAAAGTTCCTTTTTCTCTTGAAGAAATACAATCAGGTTCAGGTATATTAGCAACAGTTACAGACAACGCAAAAGACCTACAAAATATGTTAGAAATAACAGGTAATGTTGCGGCTGTAACAGGATTAGATTTTAGAACTGCGGCTGAACAAATCCAAAGGTCATTTAGTGCTGGAATAGGTGCGGCAGATTTATTTAGAGAAAAAGGTGTAAGAAATATGCTTGGCTTCCAAGCTGGAGCAACAGTTTCAATAGAACAAACAGTAGAAGCATTTAATAAAGTATTTGGTAAAGGTGGTAAATTTGGAAAATCAACAGATGAACTAGCACAAACATTAACAGGAACTTTATCAATGATTGGAGATAAAGTTTTTAATTTTAAAAGAGTTTTATTAGATGCTGGTTTCTTTTCACAACTTAAAAAACAATTTGGCGATCTTAATAAATCATTAGAACAAAACTCAGAAACTATGGACAAGATTGCAGTAACCATTGGAACAGTTTTAGCAGTAGCAGTTGAGAAATTAGCAAATGGTTTTAAATTTTTAGCAGAACACTCAGACAAAGTAGTTACCGCATTTAAAATTCTTATATCTTATAAACTTGCAAAAACATTTATTGAAATTGGTCGAGCATTAATACCTATTGTTGCTGGTATGAGGGCTTTAGTTTCATTAAGTGGTGCTGGTCTAGCTTTAGTTGCGGCTTCAGTATTAGCGGCTAAACTTACTTTTGATAAATTAGGAGAAGCAATAGATGATGTTGAAGATAAAATTAATTCTAATTTTGAAGCACAAAAAAAAGCATACGACCCAACAATGCTAATTCCACAAATACATAGTCAAAAGGAAATAACAAAAGAATTAAAAAAACAAGAAAAAATTCATTTTAACATTTTTGAATCTAATAGAAAACTTGTAGATGCAGTAAAAGATTCAGAAGAAAAATCACTTAATAGAATTATAGGTGCAAATAGAAATATTTTTGATGAACAACAAAAAATAGAGAAATCAGTAAAAGGTCAAGCAACAGTACAAGAAGAAGTAATAGAAAAGTTAAGAAGACAAAATAATGAATTTTCTATATCTTCAGAAATACTTGGAACTATAAATTCATTTACAACTAGAGTATCAAGGTCAATAGCAGAAGCAGTTGTACTTGGTAAATCTCTTAATATGTCATTTAAAGAATTAGCACAAAATTTATTAGTAGATGTTCTTGCTAAAATGATTGAAAGAATAATGTTGCTTACAATAGAAAAATTAATTGTAGAAAAAATATTTAAACAAGACAACAGCAGATTAAACACAGAAAAAAACATTACAAAAGAAAAGAAAAAACAAGTTATACTACAAGCCTTGCTTTTGGCTATGGGTGCTGGTGGCGGTGGTGGTGGCGGTAGTGCTATACCTGGTGGTTTTGCACAAGGTGGAGCAGTATCAAAAGGTAAGCCTATACTTGTAGGAGAAAGAGGTGCAGAAATTTTTGTTCCAAACAGTACAGGTCAAATAGTTCAAAACGCAAGAGGACAAGGTGGTGGTGGAGTAAATGTTAATTTTACAATTAACACAATAGATTCAAGAGGGTTTAGTGATGCTTTACAAGAGAATAGAGGTACTATAACAGGAATAATAAATAATGCTTTAGCAGAAAAAGGAAGAAGTGAGTTAGTATAATGAGTGGTGCATTTCCAATATCAACATCTAAATTTGAAACACTTGGTATAAAGTCTAAACAAAATACACTTATTTCTAAATCTCTTTCAGGAAAAAAATTATCAAGACAAGTAGATAATCAAAGATTTTTATTTACTGCTAGAATTATTACAGCAAAAAGGTCAGATGTTTATGGAGAACTTATGGCTTTTATTATTAAACAAAGATCAGGAAAAGAAAATTTTACAATAATCCCACCTGAAATAGAAGATGCTAGAGGTAGCGAAACAGGAACAGTTTTAGTTAATGGTGTTCACGCAGTTGGAGACACTACTATTGCTATGGATGCTTTTGCTGGAGATGGTGCTGGAAGATTTAAAGCTGGGGATTTTATTAAATTTGCATCACATAATAAAGTTTATATGGTTGTCGCTGATGTAACAAGTTCATCAAATGCGGCTACTGTAACAATAGAACCACCACTTATTACTGCTCTTGCAGATAACTCTGTTGTAACTTATGACAATGT